TTCAGTATGTTGAGTACTGATAACAACTTGATCAATGCGTTTAATATTACCATCGCGTCTAGGACCATTGTACTCAACACTCACTTGTGCCTTTGCATCTGGACCTAAAATTTCAGATTGTTGCCTTTGTTTATTTAACTCTTTCATAATTTCATGTGAAAAATGAATAGGTGCAGGCATCATACTTTTTGTGTGATTACATGCATATCCAAACATAATGCCTTGATCACCTGCGCCAAAATCATCTGTTCCTAATGCAATATCATCACTTTGCTCATGAATCTTATCCATTATAATTACGTTTTTATGATGAAACCCTTCTTGCTCATAACCTATTTCTTTTATAACATTACGAATAATCTCGGCTCTTTTAAGAAACCCGATGTTATAATTTTTTACTTCACCAGCAATAGTTACAGAATTTGTAGTAACTAAAGTTTCTATCGCAACACGGGTCGTTTCATTACCAGCATGTAGTCCTGCATCTACCAATGCATCTGAGATTTGATCTGCAAGTTTATCAGGATGACCTGCGCTAACACTTTCACTTGTAAAGATCATTTATGTCCTACAGTTTCTCTTATAATATCGTTGTGATTAAATTCTGCCCAATACAATTCAAATGCAACACCTGACTCTAGACATTCAAACTGATGATATAGACCAGGCTTTACTTTCGTATAGTCGCCTTCATATAAAATAGTTTCATCAACTAAGTCATAATCTTTCTGCCAGACAGAGACTTTCATCACACCACTTTCGACATAAAAACCATTCCACTTGTACTCATGTAGATGTTTACTACAAACACCACCTTCATTCATAAAAATTCTATGAAATTCTAAAGCACAGTTGGCTTCTAGTAACTTAGTTTCGCCCCAAACTTTTCCTGCTTGCATTATTTGCTCCATTCACTTGCAATAAAAATATTATCTATATTCTCTGCTATTTGCATAGAAAATTCTCTGTCGCTCATACTATATTTTAAACTTTCACTCAATGCTCGACTAAAACTAGCGCCCATATGCTCAACTCCAGAAAGTTTTCCACAGGCTTCCTGTGTTGTGTATCCACCACTTAATGCAACAATTCTTTCAACTGAATTGTAATCATAAAGCTTTTTATATATTGTCTTATCAGTTGGAATAGTAAGTTTTAAAATAAGCTTACCTTCAAAATCGCGGCATCTATTTTGTAACTGACTCTCCAATTCAATTTCATATGAATCTTTGAACATGGCATCAATAGGAACTTCTGGTTCTACTATTGGTATAAGACCTGCGTTTGCAATTCTTTGAGCAAAAATAAATTGTTGATCTAATATAGAACTAATGTTCCACATATCTTTTACAATGCTTCGCATTTTCGTGCCAACACATCCGTGTTGTAATGCAAATCGAATCATTCCATCAAGATCAAAAACTTTTAAAGTACCTTCTGGTGTATTGCCACTATCAACTTTTAGAATAGCGTCAATATTCTTATCATTTAAATTCTTTACTAATCCTCTTTCAACTGAGTCTTTATAGAGAATAGCATGACTAATCTTATCTTTTGTAAAGTTAGGATCAGATACCATTCGCAATCGAAATTGATTTACTTTTTCCATCTTATCAGTTTCGGTCCACTCTTGACCATAATTATCTAAAACACCACCAGCACTACCACCGGAGTTATCCATTGCTGCAATAAAAGTCATTCAAATCTCCTTATACATTTCTATATGCGTATTCTATGGCTCTATCGGCTTCCACATTTAGCGGTCGCTTTTCATATCTTCTAGAACTTTCATTATCTAATTCTCTAACCAATTGTTCTATCTCAAATGCAGTTATAGGATACTCTTTCTTGATAGCGTTCATAGCAGTAGAAACCATAATCTTATAGATCATTGCATATCTTCCACTGTTATCTATGCCTGAAATATCGAACCATTCTTTAATGTGATTTTTATTAACAAACGGACAATCTCTATATCCACTCCAACGATAGCTGGTATTTGTTTGTTTATCTTTTCTGTACTGTATTAGTTTTTCAACAGTATGTTTAGGCAGTCTATCTAAAAAAGTACTACCCACTTTTTCTTTATATGGGTGCTTTGCTATTAATTCGTCAGGATCAATATCATTGCCAGTATTACTGAATATGAAGTTGTGAGAATTAGCATAATTAGCAGGTATGTAATACATTCTAGATAAGTCTTTAGTCTGACCGTCTCCGATTTCACCGAGTTCTTTGTTGAGAGCAAACCAAAAGTGTCTGATTTTAATAGCTTCAACCTCTGCAGTGAGTGGAAATACAAGTCTAAATTTTGGGTAATTAATCTTACTACTAGCAGTACTATAGCAAATGTAAGTAAAATTACCAAACCTAGAATGTAATTCACTTTCTAGATTTCCTTTAAATTCATGATCATCAACATCAACAGCAGCCCAAGATCCCCAAGAATCAACAGCTTTGTTTGACCTAGTTGTGTCAGGTAGATAAGTAGCCGGGGATATAAGTTGTGCATCATGTTTACCTTCTTTTTGTATCTCTGATAATTTATACAAAAAATTACTAAAGCTTTCCCACCTCAAGAAATTCATCCTGCGGTGGGTTTTGTTGTCATAAAGATTTTTGAATATAGTAAGACTATACACTTACAAATCCGCTTCCTTTACAAAGATGCCTTCAACCATTCGACCTTTACGATCTTTGATATCATTATAGGCAACAGTTAAGCATTCGTTCATAGTAATATCATTACGAACCATGATATTTATCATAACAACCATCATATCGCCAAGATCATCCCTAATGTCATTGCCCTTACATACACTATCGGACAACTCGCCCAACTCTTGCATTAGCTTTAGTACTTGATCTTTATCAGTAGAACCTTCAACTAAATTTCTATTTTCATGCCAATCTTTAATTTTATTGATTAGTGCCATCACAGGAAAGTCGTGCGGTTTAATTTTTTTAGTTTCCATAATGTATCCTTTATTTTTATGTATATACGATTATATACGATAATATCTGATTTGTCAATGAATATTGCCCAAAAGACCTTCATTAACTAAGGCTATAGATTGATTGGCTGTCATTCCAGTCTCTGAGGACTGATTATTCCAGAAAATTGATCTATATTGATCACAGTCCATTGTACCCATATCACTATTATATTTTTTTCTCACCATTGCAAAATTATCATACTCAGTTAGACCACCTTTACTATGAGCAATCTTGTGGGCTGCTTCAGCATCTGGCATCAGTAAAGGCTCTCCATCAATATAGCATTTGTAATTTTGATCACTCAACTTGCTATCTTGGTCTGAATTACTGAAACATCTAGTAGGATCTTTCCAGACAATAAGTTTATCAATATTATTTTTCCAAACTTCATGACCTCTAATCATCTCAACAAGGTAGCGTTGCTTTTTCTCATTATCAAGGCAGCGAGAATAATCTCTGTAAATTTGAGATTTTGTAAGTTCGGCAGCTTCAAAAGATAATGTTACAACTTCCTTATATTTTTTATTTGCATCATTGTAATAGTCATTGTTTATCCTATTAACAACTTGATAAAATTCCGCATAATTAATTGGCTCTAATAAAGAACCATAATCTTGATAATGAGCAACATATAAGGTCAATAAAAGCTGCATTTTATATTCTGGCATTTCACCACGAGATACGCCTTTATTGGCTTTCGCCATTTCATACAAAAAGTCAAAATATTTATCTACCTTTTCTGTTAAAGATTTTACTTTATGTTCGTTCAAACCTTTATCATTATACATTTCTTCCAAACAACTGGTCTTTCTATTACAGAGTTTTATGCCTTTATAAAAGACCCAATATGCCTGAGCAACATACTCCTCAAGTTCTAATCTTTTATTAGTCTTTTTCAGCCACTTATATTTTTCATCACTGAGGCGCTTTAATTCAAATAAATCATGTGGATTTGACATTTTTCCACCATATGTATCAAACGGTAAGCGGACTTTCTCGCGAACAGCATTAGCAATTGAAATATTGCCATAAGAGTTTAGTGTTTCCATCTGATTCGGAGGAGTTGTTTTATTTAAGGTTCGCCAAACTTTACCTTTCATTTCATTAGTCATTGGACCATATAAAGTAAAATTCAACGTAAATTGTAGAAAAGTTTCGCGTTCATCTTCAGTTAAGTCAGAATAATATTTACCTCTAACTTTGAATTTATTGTTTTTAAAATCTCTAATTGCCCTCTTACGGTGACCACCATCAAGTGATTCCCATAACCATTGACTTTTTTCATGCTTAACATCTACTAATGTGATAGTGCCAAGGTCAATATTCATATATAGCATTGAATCTATTATATTTACAGATTTAGCATTATCTGCTTTAATATAAACGGAAGGTCTCTGCCCAATTGGATTGCAATCAGTTTCTTGTAGAAGCCCTGTTGCACTCAAAAATTCTTCTATTGACTCTGAATACGTTTGACGATATAAACGCCCAGTTTCATCACTTTCACTTTTTTTATACGGACGTTTTTTCGTAGGTGCTATAGGTCCGTTTGGCATACAGTTCATGATTTTCTCTTTTCATATAATTTGCATGATTCTATTTACTCTTACATATTAGCATAACCATGCTTCATTGTCAACCAAAAAAATCTTCTAATGTTGCTTTTTCTTCAATTGACCAACCAACAGCATCTAAGATAGGTTCAATTGGATCAACAAAAGTCTTAGCAAATTGGGTATCATAATCGACATATCTTGACAGATTCATCTCCGGTGGAATATAGTCTGGAAATGAAATGACATTTTCACGAATAGGATTAGGTAGTTTCAGATATGTGAATAATATTTTTTCGCCGTTCTGAATTTCTGTATATTTCTTTTCAAGGGCTTTGTCTTTTACTTGATGATTATACAGGAGAGCACCACGAACATGAATGGGTGTGCCTTTCTTATAAATCATCTTACGATCACTATACTTTTTAACTTCACTACAACCTCGAGGAAAAGCTACCGCCTCTGCAGGTAAGCTTTTAAATTCTGTCTTAAAATCATTAATAAATTTTCTGGTTTCAATCTCACTACCAGAGATAATAATTTTAAACACTTGCATAAACTTATCACGAACCACCTGAGGTGTAGAAGATTTGATAGCTTCAATACCCATGATTTTTAGTTTTGGTTCTTTATATTGAACACCTTCATTATTGTGGACATTTAGAATATAACGTTTCTTTGCCATCCAGATACCACGATCTGCAATCGCTTCACGTTCCATAACCATACGATTTGTGTATGCATTCATTTGATTAAACAATTCATCATACGCTTCTTTAAGAACTTTTTCAAAATGTTCTGCACAAATCTTATCAAGTGCCTTTACAGGATCTTTTGGTTTCAATTGATTTACAAGTGGACCAAAATTGATATAAAGTGAATCTGTATCGATAGCTAGAACATAATCGATATTTTTGGTTTTTAGAATTTTATTCATTTCTTTATTGATGGCGCGTTCAGCCCATTGAATTGCCAGCTGACCAGATAATGTGATACCTTCAGCTACCCGTTGGTCAAAGTATCGAAAGTGTTGATTGCCAATTGCACCATAAAGAGAATTCAATAGAATTTTAATTGCCATTTGTCTGTTTTCAAGTTGATTGATTTCTCGGACAACAGCATCACTAGAGTCTGTCTGTTGTTTTTGAATAGCAGCAAGCATGCCATTCTTGGCAGTTTTTCTATCTAACATATAATCAGCAATCAATTTTGGTAGAATACCCTGTCTGTCTTTAGCAAACGTGGCACCGTTTGCAGCAATAGAAACATCATTACGAATTTTTGGTGCATTATTCATATAGTGATCAACGCCACCTTGATGCATATCATCAGGATCTACAATCAAGGTTTCTGGCGACATATTGTATTGAACAATCAAGTTCGGATAAAGAGAATTCAAATCAAAAGAAACTACCCAGTCATGACCACCTACATGAGGATCTTTTACATAGCCACCAGGATACGGAGTCTTTCTCGTATCTTCTTTAGGTGGCACTGCAATCTTCTGTTGATTTAATTCGCGATGGATAATAGAATCCCATATAGCAGTCGTACCAAGTGTTGCATCATAATTCACACCGCCACGATATGCCATAGTAAGTGCAAGAGTAATCAAGTCCATCTTTTCGTCTATCTTATCTACCAAATAAACGTCTTTGATATTATAATCAATAAACTTTTGATGGTCATTTTTATACAGTGTATGTAAATTACCATATTCTTCATATGACAACTTCTTTTCACCGAGAACAACATTTGCAATGTGATCTAACTTGTAAGATGCTTGGTTGCCATAAGAGTAGCCGAACTTCTTAAAAAGGTCAAGATAGTCTAGCTGAGATATACCAGTGATTTCATAGCTTTTATTTACACGACCAGCAATAGTAACTTTTCTTTCACTGATAAGACCCCACGGCGAAAACTTATTAGCAGCTTCAGTACCAGCCAACTTTGTTACTCTGTTAATTAGATATGGCATATCAAAGTTTTTGATATACCAGCCAGTAATTACATCTGGTGTATTCTTTTTCCAATACTCAATAAACTTAGCCAGCAATTCAACTTCAGTTTCACATTTACGATATTGAACTAATAGATTTTGATTTTCACGAACATCAGCATCATATTCACCAAGACCCCAAACATGATAGATTTCGCTCTTAGAACTTTTCAAACAAATTGAAATAACTGGATAGTCTGCAGTATCTGGTTCTGGAAAGCCATCGTCGGATGCAACTTCAATATCAAGATTTGCGACATTCACAGTTTTTCTATCAAATGAAATATCTTTAGGAAATGCACTAGCAATAAATTGTTGGACATAATTGGTATTGCCATATATTTTAACATTGTCCATATCTTTGTATTGTTCAAGCCACTCTTTTGCGGCTCTCATACTTTCAAAATCAACAGGTTGTAATGCTAAATTGTCTAAAGATTTCCATACAGCACTACTACTTTTACTACGGACATATAATGTGGGTTTAAACTTTATTCTTTTTTCTATACGAATACCGTGGTCATTATAACCACGGTATAAGAGTGAGTTGCCATATCGTGCTACGTTTGTATAAAATGCTTTCAATAATCTATCTCCATGATTAGTCTACATTATAACACATATATTGCACGTTGTCTAGTCTTTCTTTGACACAAAAGAGTACATTTCTTTAGCTTTTGCCATCAAATCTTCTGTAGAATAAATTTGGTATGCTTCTTTAACTTCATCCATTGTCTTTTGACCTTGCTCATACATATCATTTGCAAGTTGAATATTCATGGTCCATTGTTGGTCCATATAGTCTTTTGCCATCGCTAACATATCAGCGCGAATTTCAAAGGGATTTTTGTGTGTCATTGTGTGTTCCTATCTAAATTTAAT